AAATTAGTATTTGCCATGGATCTAGCTAATGCTTTTGTATATCTAGACGCAAGTCTGTCATACAAGTTGTCCTCGATCGCTTCTTCAGTGATCGCGAACGCTAACGCAACAGTTTCCATAGTGTATCTAGCTGTGTAAGTTTCTTGAGCATTGTCAAAAACCACGCCAGAACCTTCCGGTTTAACTGAAGCATTTGCAAAACCAGATAACATAACTTCTTCTTCAAACGCTCTGTCTGAAGTTTCTGTTACGTATATCTCAGCATGCTGATTCTCATAACGTTTATATTCCAAGCCGAATAAAGCATTCAAGCCTGGCTCTAGTTCTTTAACTAGTTGTCCTCGTGATATAGCCATGTTTTATCTCCTTATCCTGCTATTATATGCCGTTATTTTTGGCATTGTATAAGTGTTCATTGATCATCACAACAAAGTTTACTGTTGAAGCACCTAAGTTGCTGTTATCGATGTCTTTTGAAACACCTACTACTTTTATTTGTGCCGTACCAGTTGTTGCAGTTGAATGTTTTAACTCCGATTTAGAAACGTAGTTAGCACTATCCCCTGCAGTAACTTCGATGTCAAAATTCATGAACACATCCGACTGCGTGTGCGCAGTAGCTTTGTTCGATTGAATTTCGAATCTTTCATACGGGTCGTCGCTTACGAAAGCTGCTATATCCGAAGCATTTGTGCTTCCTGGATAATAGTTGCTCCACGTAGGCTTGCTTGTACTTGGGTCTGTGTAGAAAACACCATTAAGTGAACCTACAAGAAACGCTTCAGATTCTGCAGCTTGGTGAATTGTACCTGCTGCTGTTGCTGAAACCGCATCTTGGAAATAGATAGTAGTAGTATCGTTAGCAGTGATACTGTACTCACCTAGTCCTTGGTTGTCTCTATTCATACCCACTTTGCCAATGGCTCTTAAACCAAAGGCGCTGTCTTTATTAGCTCTTGCCATAAAGGCCTCCTATTAAATGTGCCTGTCCCCGAAGGAACCTCCAGCACGGGTTGTTAGATTTTTAATGGTCTTAGAAATTCTAATTAGGATTTCTTTGAGCCACCAAAAGTTACGCGAGACTGCCTATCGATATCGATTGGCATACTCTGATGCTCATCCTTCATAAGATCTTTATCCATCGCTTCGACCTTGTCATTATGTTGTTTTGCATAATAGTCGGCACGTTGTTTTACAATCTCCTCAGGTACCCTAGCGAGCACTAGGCCGCCAACTCCGATCACTCCCTTGTATTTACCGTTTTCAACAACTGGATATTCGCCATCCGGGTATTCATCCGCTCTAACTAATTCATATCCAGATCTAATTCGACCTTGAACATTTTTAGAGTCCTCAAATCCCATTGATTCGGCTCTTATCCATCTATGATGAAATCCTGTCGGTGCAGGGGGTGCATCTAAAGATGATGGTGGAGTCCAAACTTTTTTTCGAGAAGTTTTTTCTCTGGTTTGACTCGCACGGGAAGTTTTTTTCTCTGTACTCATATGCTTACGCCTCCTTCGTGATGTTTAATTGTTTTGCATACTCTTCAAGTGGCACACCTAATTTTTTAGCGATTGTAACTTGAGACGGCGTGAGTCTCACTGTTTTGCGACCAGTTTTTCCACTTCGCTTCGCTGAAGCTACTGTTTGTGGTGGTTTAGTCGATTCCGTTACTTCCTTCTTATCAAATTTATGAGGAAATTCAAGTCTTATTCTTTTATCAATTTCCTTATAATATTCGTCACTTGATGGATCAAAACCTTCAGCCTCTACAAGTTTTTTATGTAGATCAAAGGCTGTATAAGTCATTGCTGTATCCTGTCCAAACCATGGATTATTTTCACTCCATAACTCAGCTTTAGGATCAGGTGCACTTTTAGCCGGCATTTGTCTACCTAATGTAGGTTCAGGTTTTTTCTCCGCTTGTTGTTTTTCAAAAGCTGCCTGAGCTTCCTTAGTCTCATTCAACTTCGCTTGTTTGTATCCTAGTTCAGATATTTTAGCCATTGCCGTTGCTTCAGCGCCGAGATCTTGTGCTTCTCTAGCTGCTGCAAGTTGTGCTTTAGCTGCTTCAATACCTGTAGTAATACCTTCTTCAGTTACAGAAAGAAAATTAGGCTCTATCTTTTTAAGTTTAGCTTCTGTGTCTTTCTTATCTTTTATTACTCTTTGAGCATAAGAAAGAGCTTCGTCTTTTTGACGTTCCGCTTCTCTCCATTTTTTAGTTAGCTTAGCTATTCTTTTCTGTACGCTATCACTATAATCTTTCAATTCATCCTTATCTTCTTTTATATCTTTCTCTGGGGCCGTTTCTTTTTCTTCTACCGGCTCTTTTTCTTCAACTACTTCTCTGATTGTAGATTCTTCTTTTTGAACAACCTCTTTTTCTTCAATCGAAGATTCGTCTTTTACTTCAGGTATATCAACATCCATTGCTGGACCCGATGTGTCGATATCAACTGTTTTCTTTGCTTCTTCTGGCATAGGTTTCTCCTTCTATGTTTTAGTATTGATGAAGTATATCTTCGGGGTTGTCGATTGTAGCCAATACTTCATCGTCATTTAGCAATCTTACTTCACCCCCGTCAATTTGTATTCGTGATCCTGCATAACGTGCAAAGATCACCCAATCGCCCTTCTTGCACCAAGGACCTTCTGGAAATTTTTCTTTATCATTATAAACATCTGGACCCGTTTCTAAAATTAATCCACATGTTGAAGCAACTTGTTGACGTTCTAAAGTATCTTGGCCTAAGTATAAACCACCTTTAGTTTTTTCAGGCATTTTAAATGGGAGAACTAATAATCTCCATCCAGTTGGTGTTGGTAACTTAGCGGACTCTTTACTTTTTAAACGTTCGTAACTATCTACTTCTTGTTTATGTCTTTTATCTGCTTCTGCTTGGTATTTTTCAGTTAAGGCGTATTTAACTTTTGGGGTTGGTGTCGAGTTTGATGACTGTTCCTTTTTCATTTTGCTCCTTCTTATTTAGCAGGTTAGAGATATCCTGTGATATTTTTAAATAGGCATGTGCCTGTCCCATCATATACTTATATTTCTCCATATTGTCAATACCACCAGCTATCATGGCATCGCCAATCCGTTGATATTGTTCTTTCAAGTCTCTTTGTATCTTACTTATTAATGTTAATTCATCCATGTTTTCTCTCCCCTTTAGTTATTATATTATTAGTATTATATATTGATTTTTCTGATTCTCTAGTATTAAAAGATATGGCTATTCTCCCATTATCCTCTTTCTCCTGCTTAACAAAATGAGCAATATGAGAAGGAAAAAGAATTAATACTGAAGGTTCAAAAGTTGGTTTAAATAAATATCTAAATCTGTTGGTACTGATTTTCACTGCATCTCCCATGGGATGCATAAAAACTGTTCCCTCAGTTTCTTTGCTTTGATCCACATATAAAATACCACTATAAACTGACCCATGATGAGAATGGATGGAGTGCTCACTACCTTTTTTATATTGTTGACCCCAATTATCGGCAAGAAATAAATCTAAGGAATCGAGGATATCTGTTATTTGTTTTTTTAAATTTTTTAATATAGGTAGATTTAAAATATTTATTTTTGCATATGTGGTTGTTTGCTCGGGATCCCCTGAATTTTTAAAATTATCAAGAAAAAGTTTTATTTGTTTTTTTTCATCTTCACTAATATAAACTTTAGTTTGATAAAAACTATCATCGAAGGGCCAAAACTTTTTTAATTCATTCATTCTTTCCGAGTTTATTTCTATTTTATAAATCCTTTGGGTATAAATTGTGAACCATAATATTTATCATAACTTTTATTGCTTACTTTGACTCCTCCTAAACTTGAGCCACCAAAATAACTACCATTATAATTTGTTTGAGCTTCTCGAATCATGGAATTACTGCCATCGGAAAAATGTTTTCTACCTTGAAGGGCCATCACTCTCGCTGAAGGAGCGACAGGTTTTTTCTTCTTTTTACCTTTCAGCATTTGCTGAAGTTTCTGCAGTGATTTGTTAGACATTAGACTTTCGATCTAGCACCAACCAAAGTAATATTAGCATTAGAGCCGGTATTATCAATTGCTCTTCTACCTTTAGTTGTATTGATTGGAACGGCATGAGCTGAACCACTTGGTGGTAAACCTGAACTTGCTGGTGTTGGAGGAGTTATTCCTCTTCCATTACCTGCACTTGTAGGTCCGTTTTTAATTAATATAGAAGTGTTGATTCCTCTTCTGTTCATATTAACCTCTTTTTAATTCTCTTACGACTCTTTTTTTCTCGTCCCTAAGATTTCTCTTACCTTTTCTAGTGTAAGCTTTTTCTGCATCAACACGACCAAGTTCTTCTAGTCTGTTCATACGTCTTGTATTTCTTCTAGCTTTTCCACCTCTCTTAAGTCGTTCTCTTCCAGCTGCCCAAGCCTCGCCTGATACTTTTGGATTACCAGAAGTTGAATGAAATTTTTGCGCCATGATTTCTCCTTACCTATTTATTTTTCCTCGAGTACGTTTGCCCCATTTTCCATAAGACTCGTCTCGTCTGTCTTTAAAAGATTGTTTCTTAGTAGACTCTTTTCCACGTCTTGCACTAATAGACTCATCTTCTCTATCTTTGTAACCTTGTTTTTTCTTTTTTGAAGCTCCACCTTTTTTGTATGGAAATCTTACATTTGATCTAACACCGTTTTGTCTCATAATTGTCTCCTTGTTCTATTTATATTGTTTTTAAGTATAGTTGTCTAGCTTATTTTTTACCATTCCTAAATATTTGTGTTCCTTTAATACCAAAAACACTCGCCACGACGAGAATCCATAAATTTGTAAACCATTTGGGAAGATTTGAGAAATACTCGAAAAAGATCTCTATTTTCCTCATAGCTTCCGGATCCTCTGTCCAAACCGACCAGGCCAGTACAATTATGGGCAGTGTGAGAATCGCCAAAACGATTTCGTCCTTGTAGTCGTTTTGACGGGCTTCTAAAAGTTTGCCCTGGTAAGCTTCCTCGCCACGCGCTTGTTTTTCAGCGTGTAAAAGCTGTGCATCAGACATAGCCATTTTGGCTCTTTGTCTGTTAGCGTAAATTTTACCCCCTGCTTGTAAAGCAAGTTTTGCTAATCCGAACCAGGCCATATACTAATACCAAGTTGCTGTTTTACTTTTCGATTTTAGCATTCTTTTAGTTCCTTTAACTTCAACTTTATCGCCAGTTGGAATAACATTTCTTTGTATTCCATCAGCGTTAGTTGCCGATCTAGGATCCCACTCCAAATTTTGACTTGGAGTTTCAATATCGATGCCACCTTTTTGGTAACCATCTTTATTGATACCTAATGCTTTAGTTGTATCTACTTTAGCCATTACTTCTCCTTATTTTTTACGTAATTTACCTAATGTTATAGCAAATCTAGCTCTTTGTCCAAGTTTTCCTGGCTTCTTAGCTGCTGCTTTTAACTTAGATGCTGGAATTGTCTTCCCTTTTTTGATTCCAAGGGACTTTCTCAATGCTCCAGGCTTTTTTATCGCTTTTTTTATGTTTAGCGTCATTTGTTTTCTCCTTTATATTTTTCAATCTCAACACTTGGGATAAATTTGTCCACATTTGGAACAGATTTACTTAAAATTGTTTTTTCGATTGAGGTATCAGCTCTTAACTGAGCTAATTTTTCATTTTGATCCAACTTCTCGTCTTGAGTTTGTTGGTTCATCATTGCTTTCATACGATCAAGATTAATTCTCTCGTCATCATATTGTTTTTTTCTAAAATTATCAGCTGCTCTTAGATCTAATTCTCTTGATCTTAGTTTAGCAATTGGATCATGATCAAATTGGGAAGTTATTTTCTTTTCTTCACTCATAAATTCTTCCATCATCTCTGCAATCAAGATGGCTTTCCGTGCTTCGATTCGTTGTTGCAACATCATCATCTGCATTTGTAACTGAGGATTCTGTTGTGCCATTTGTTGCATCTGTGCAAGTTGTGGTATTTCATTTTTAAACTCTAATTCAATTTGTTCTTGAGCCATTAATGAAATATGTTCCATACAATTTTTTTCTAAGGCAGCCATAACCATTGGATTATTTCTTGCCATGTTAGTAGCCATGAAATTTAAGTGAGCTGTAATGTGCGCTCTATGATCTTGACCTGGAAACGCTTGAAAAGGTTTACCAGCCATAGCCATAATATTTTCTAACGCTGGATCAATGGGTGCTGGTTGAGGTGGTTTAACTAATAATTGATCAATGTCTTTTACACCTAAGGCTTCATACATATTTCGATACGCTTGATACATATTGTGCATCTGAGGATTTGCGACTGCCAATTGCAACTCTGTTTGCGCGAGGGAGATTCGCTGAGTTTGAGAGAAAATGTTGGGATCAGCAACTGGCAGTATATCTACCCGATCATCAAAGTCTTGTTGTTTAATCATTCTTTGACCCCCAACCACATCGTACGGATATTCCGGTGGTAAATATAATTTGAATACTCTAGCTA